CGCGTCAATATAAATTTGACGACTTTTTACGTTAAGTTTATATACACAACCAACGGGACTTTCAGTACTCCAATCGACGAATTTACCTGTATCTCAACAGGGACTTGAAATATTTCTCCCAACGCGTTTCACTTGGGTTTCATCTATAAATTTTGCATGTTTTGAATGGAACGTTCCTAAATAAAATTTTGGGACGCGCCCCGGCAATGCAATTCCGGGAATGCAGCAATGCAAACTGCGAGAGCACCAACGGTTTTGGGCGAACCTACGCCGTTGCGTGCTAAACAGAAAAATGGTGGCACGGCATGGGGGACTCCTTCCGCCGACCACAGACACTAGTATGAACACTGGCTACACTAAATATCTTTTTGCGCCTTGCACCCCTTGCCACGAGCTAGGTGCCGTCATTTACGTGGAAGGCTTTTCTTAGACTACAACTACTTTGTTTTTGCCTTGCACCTCTTTCCACGAGCTAGGTGCCGTTATTTACGTGGAAGGCTTTTGTGTTTAACTACGAAGACCATCAAGAAATGATTCCCAGTCCAGCTCCTCATCATCTTGCTGGGCATCATACACCTCCTTACACTTGCCGGCTACCACCCTAGCCGGGATAGAGCGATCATCCTCAATCGCGACAATGACATGAGAGCCCTGAGCCCACCAGAAGGGTAGGCCCAGATCGGGCTGAATCTCATGTAGGCCGCGCACAAACAACCACCGATCAACCTCGACGGTGATGATTGCCACACTCTGATTACCATTGCGCGATGATGCAGCCGCGATGCCCTCGTTTGGATCGAACGAAGAGAGCAGCGGCGTGGAATGTTCACGGTACGATACCGCGACATTTTGGGTAGTGGGTGCGAGCACGGTTTGATCAAGCTGCAGCTCACGGCCAAAAACCACCAGATTCGGTCTACCAATCACCCCAATGTGAGCAGAGACAAGAGTAACGTCCCCGGGCTCAATCCCTCTCATTCCCCCCTTGCGTAGAGCGAGCAACAGATCACCAGCATCACAATTCCCAAAGCAAAGCACCTCCACCCGATAACCGAAAGGGTGAGGTCCGCGAACGTAAGTACACCTGGAGAGCATCACCACTGCGGGCGCGGTCTCCCGCCTCGTGGGCCAGGACGGGGGCGTGGACGGCCACCTCGGGGTCCTGGGCGTTTGGGCCCTCCCTTGGTCTTGCCCGTCGCTTTGGGCACCTTGATGGTGACCACGCAACCAGCAGGCAGGTCAAGCTTTCCAGGCATACTCGCACGCAGACGGATCGATTGCCTTAAGAGCTAGAAGCGGGGATCACAGGATATGTAGCCACGGCGGCTGCCCCGGAGGCAGCCATCGTGAGCACCTCGCCAGCTGTGCGAGTCATGGGAGTGATCATCACGGATCGCACGTACATGTCATGAATGCCAAAATCATGCTCAAAATCACCCACAAGGTTCACGTCATCAGCATGCGCCGGGTATACTTCCCCGGGTGCCGCGCCGGGTGGTGTGATCGGCGTTTGACACCAGGCGTTGATGCGCGAGTAGAGCTTTCCCTCATTCGAACTGGAGCGCGCGGGGAACACGAAACTTTCATACGGGAGCTTGAACGAGGTGAGCGCGCCAGAGTTCACAGCGTACAGCTCCTTACTATCACACAGATACACCACAAGCATGCGCACGAAACAGATGGCACCAGAATCAGATGTGTAGCCTAGCGGGATCCCCAGTTTCTCATTTGCTTGATCGAGGAAATCACGGGTGAGCTTCTCGGCGGGATACTCATGGTCGTACTCAATTTCACCTGTGCCCTCCACCACCTCGGCAGACACCATGTCGGCGCCACCATACTGGAATGTGGCCTTCAGGATGGCGAGCGGAGGTGGAGCACCTTTCGGGTAGGTCACGCCCACGCCAAACACATCGTGATGCGACACGTTGCCCTGGATGTCAGTTCGCTCGGCCCCCTGTGTACGCAGGCGAATGCGTGTGGGGAAGTTGCGCCAGGTGTGGCGCGCCGAGATGCCAGGGGCAGACCTGCGAGTCGCAGCTTCCAGAATGGTAGCGCCGAGATCCATAGTGGTAGTGTCGGGCATCACCCCTCTCCACGCCATGTACGCTCCGATGCCCTCGGTGGTAGCGGCCGCGCCACTAGTCACCTCCAGAGTCATGCCACGGATGCGCGCGAACGCCGGTTTAATGCCGTTGAGCACAGGGCCGTGATCAATGATCTGCTGGGAACTCAGGGACACGTACACCGCAGGGTTGGACCCGTCGGCGTTCGCATCAGTCTGCGAGAGCTTGATGTTCACGGTGACATTCTGAGGGCGGGCAGGTCCGCCACGGGCGCGACCCCTGCGCGGGGCGAAGCGGCGGCGACCAAAGCGAGGCATGATGAACGCGTGACGCGGGAAAGAGCGAAGAGAAGCTCGACAATTGATCTTAAGAGCTAGATAAATGAGCGGTATGGTGTATGTGGAATCAGGCGCGATGATTGGCAAGATGATCCAGCTTCTGCGCACTCACAATGAGCATGGCGGTGGCGGAATGCGCAAGGAAGTGCACAAGCCTCCACGTAGCCGTGCCCCACACACATTCATGATACATGAGTTGATCAGGACCCACCTCGGTATGATAAGAGCGCTGAATGATTTGGTAATCAGTGTCCATGCCCACAGTTTTGGCACCAGCGGGCAGCACCAGGAAGCAGTTCTCACTCTGGGCGGGGGACTGATTGTTGAAGTAGGAGCTAGACATGCCGGAGAGCGACACGGTGTACCTCTCATCATCTGCCAGATGATGCGCCTTCTCGAGTGCTGCGATAGCTTGGTTGATGCGGTCGAGGTCTGCCTGCTTGATGTAAAACCTGTACGTCATCATACCGGAGGTGGCGGTCGACCCGTCCACCTTCGGTGCGTCGCAGGTTAGCGGAACCGCAAAACTCGCGGCACCAGAGGCGCTTCCCGTGATCGCGTTCAGAATTTGATCCAATTTTGATATGAGGCCGAAAGTGTTTGCTGGTGTGTCCTGGTGTGATGAACTCCACAATGTGCCGATGGGGTAACCAGTGGAATCTCTCCCGCGCATGTCCTTGATAGCATTGACAATTTTATCACCCATGGCGTTCACTGCATCAACGACGTCCTGGAAACCTCCCGTGTTGCCTCCTCCGAGGGCGTCCCTGATTTGCACGAGGAGCTTCGCGTCAGAATCGTAAAGCCCATCCTTGATCACGCTCAGAGTGCCGACAGACATGCCCTGAGCAGCTCGGCTACGGTCCAGGGCAGCAGACACCGTCGGATCGTTCAGATTCTCAGCCTGATCGTCGATTCGAGCTGCATACTCATCTGGTGAGGGTTCCATTTTCATCAAAATTTTGAGGAGGGTGTTGCGAACGGTGGTAGGAGCGGGCTTTCCGTCAATTGTCAGGTGGAGTCCTGACCAACGCGGAGCCCGTGAAGCTACCTGTACTCCGAACGTGTGCCCTCCGTACTTGAAGTCAAATTTTGAACACGGTCCAGAGTGAATTTTACCTGCAAGAAGGGCCAAACAACCGCTCACGGCAGCGGACGCAAAGTCGCCCACATCTTCAGATGCCGACACATGGCCACGGCACGACATTATGCAGATCGACGGTCACTGCGATCGAATCTAGAGCCACAGCGCAATCGGTCGTGGCGATGGCGATTTCAGTGATCTCACCGGCAATCACGTCTACAGAGGCGGCGATCTCAAGGGTGGTAGCCTCGATGGAGTCAACCACAACAGCCAGATCGACAATCTCGCCTTCGATGAGTTCAGTGAGATCCTTGATTTTTCCCAGAATAGCCTTGACCCCCAACACAGGCTGATTGATCCCTGAATCAATAGAAGCAGTACTGTCCCTAACTTCTGCGTCGGCGACAGGCCACTCGTACAGAGGCGGTGAGACCTGAAGCAGACTAGCTCGGAACATGATTAGCCTTAAGAGTAAATGAAATGATCAGTAAGTGTATGTGATGAATTTAGGTGCCTTCCTTCCCAGGTTGATAAGGCAGATCAAGGGCTGTCATGAGCTTCTTGCGCATGGCGTCGCTTAGCTCGCCATGATGGCCGATAGACGCATTAAACTCGGACTCACACGCTTCCTCACCCAGTTCTATTTCACCCATGGATTCGTCAAGCGCCCTCACACTCTTTTCACGCACCCAGTCCACGCCCAGCGGCCCCCTGATTTCCTTACCGGGGACCAGGATGTAGTTCTCTTCCGGATCAGCACCTTCATCATAGGCGATAGGGCGACGCGGCACACAGCCTGACCGCATCATGATCTCCCAGAGCTCACTCACCTCTTCGGAGATCGCTTCATCACTCCCGACAGGGATCCCAAGGTTGACAACCTCGCGCACACACCACTCGGGAGCACTGACAGAGTTGAAGACGTTGTCCGGATGAGGCACAAGCACACTCACAACATCCCGATCCCACGCGGCACACAACCTTCCCTGCGCCATGCTCAAATTCATGGCGTACGGGTGATCAAAATCAATGGCGTAGACTTCAGCGCTCATGGCATTACTGCGGCGTGGCTTCACAAACTTCCACCCTTCACACTCGATCCTGGAGGCCGTAGAGTCAAACACATCCATCACCTTGAACACGCGGTAGTCACACTCAGCCGTGATCTCGGAAAATTTTTCGAAGTGGCGCACCGACGCATTCTGGAGGTCGCACGTGGCCAGACGAGCTGCCGGCAACTTCTCCATGCACATCAGATCCACATCATGCGTCACCACCGCCGCATCAAGGTCAGCTCGCCAATGAAGGCCGCCTGACTCGGGGGGCAGTGAGTAAGCATGAACGGTTGAGACGCCGTTGCCCATCGCAAGTGCCTCGGCCGCGTAACCTGGGGCCTCGCCAATCATGTGGATCACAGAATTCTGACCGCCCTTGTAGATGTAACCGGCGATCGGCGCTATGCAATCCTCAATTTTTGATGCGGCGCCTCCCCTCTTCGATTTGTAGCCCCGGTATGTGCCGTTCTCATCATACTTCTGCTCGCGTTCCCACTCATTCATGCGTTCACGCATTGGCGCCGCTCGCACGTCAGGCGCAACGTCATACACTCCATACAGCCAATGATTGCACCCGGGGCTGAGCTGGACCAGGTTCAAGTACACGTGTGCGCCATCTCCGCCTTCGATCACGTGCTCATTGCCGGGAATCGAGCATTGGGCCACCACCCGATAGCCCAGGTGCATGAGGTCCTCAGGGGCGCTTGCAGGGGCCTTCTCAGTCGCACTCTTATACACACGACTCTCATTCGGATTCACGCGCGCAAGCATACATTTCAGATCTTCATGCGGGATCATGGTGACCGCGTTAACTGCGTCGTAGAAACACTGATCAGTCCCCGACGCAGGCGCGCTCATCCAGGTAACCCCCTCGACTTTTCCCACGCGGAAGTCGATGTCGATTTGACGATCACGTACAGTGCCCCACCTCTCTTCACTACCATCGCTGTGATAGCTGCGTCTATCCTCCTCAGTGCGCAGCTGCTCCTCGAGATGGAACATCTCGAGCAGGAAGTCAGGATCGGGTTCATGTCGCGGGGTCCCCATGATCTTGGTCACTTCCTCCTCAGGGGGGGCAGGGCGTTGTCTGGTCATGGCGGCAGGTTTGGCCGACACCCTACGGGGTTTGGCCTTTCCAATGTACCAGCGCTTGCCATCATGGAAGACCACACCACCTCTCTCCCCGCCGGCCGTGTAGCTGCGAGTCCACCCTTCACGCTCCTTGCAGTAGACCACGCAGCCTCGTTGACCCCAATGTTCGGCTGCGGCGACGAGCCTGGCGGCGATGACGCCACCATTCTCAATCTGCCCCCGATTGCCCAGGAAGTAGACCCCAAGTTTGGTGACGATGCGATCGAAGGCCTCGTACGCGCGGAAGCTCACTAGCTCAGGAAGACCCTCGACGTGTTCGGTGGTCACTCTATAGCGCTTGCTCGTATGGCTGTTGAGTCCAGCCCTGGTTGCCTGCTTACCTTTGCGGGTTTGCAACCACTTGCCCTCGAAGTCACACAGCGGCAGCTCGCGACCAAGGTATCTCGCGTAGCAGATGTTTTTGTACTCCTCAAAGAGATCTAGATCCTCTTCGACCGCTGCGCACTCTAGCATGGCCGCTTCGTCGATGGTTACGTTGCAGTGCACCACCTCGGTGGCCAGGGCCGGTGACTCAGCGCCTCCCTTCTCGTTGTAGATGTCAACATGCGCATGATGATTGATGATGTCATTCAGGAGTTCGTTTTCCTCGTTTGGTGAAAGGAAATAATACTCATTTTCCTGGCAAGCTTCCTTTATGTTGACATAATGGATGGGTTTCTCGCTGAAGTTCTTCGCGAGCTCGTATGAAAACCAGCCGATATTCTTCTTGTCCGCCAGCGCGTTCAGGAAGCTGATCATGTCGCGCAGGCATGCTGTGGCGGCGGCGTGGCGACTGGTGCTGAGGTACTCTTTGTGATAGCGCAGGTTGGCCTCGATGGTGATGGCCACGTCACTCTCATCGGCGAGGAGAGCCAGGAAGTCCTCGGTTGCGGTGGCCACTTCAGCTAGCCTGCCGAAATACTCCTCATGTCCGTGGACCCCCATTTCACGTAGTTCCTGCAGAACCAGCTTGTTCTGGCTTTTCACATCTTGAGGTTTGTACGCACGGCCCAGTTCCTTGGTCACCCGCTTGACGATGTTCGGAACGAACTTCGGGATATTCGCTTCTGCAACGAATATATACCCGATGAACTCACCGATGTTATGAGTGAATTCATGCTTGATGACCATGTCGAACAGGTCTTGCGCAGCCTCGAACGACTCGCTGGTAGGGTTGATGTCCACGAGCTCACACTCTTGCACCGTTGGTTGCAACGCCCTGATGTTAATGGCGATGGTCACGAGACTGTTGCCGTCCAGTGTGAAAGGTTCGCCCGAATCACGGCCGAACTGGAGGTTCTTCATGAGGATGGTCCCGTCGGTCGCGCGCACCGAATGCCGCTCGCGCATCTTCCAGATGGAGTCGATGATGAACGCTGGCATCCCCAGTCGCCGCAGAAACTCATCTTGCAGCGAGAAGTGCAGGGTGGATTGACGGGAGTCGAACTGCGTTTGGTCGCAGGAGTGCACGTGGTACTCTCCATCCTTCAGGAGGATCATCACGGCGTCGTCTCCCTTCGTGCCGAAAAAGCACCCATGATTTGAGACGGACTGCGACATCTTGCGCGCCATATCCTCTTCAGAGTAGCCACTGGCCACCATGAACCACGGATGTGTGTCGTCGCACAGCCTCTTCTGCATGACCTTGGCATACGGTGCAGAGACTATATTCCAGATCTTAGACCACGCGACCACGCCCTGACCGGCCTTCTCCTTGGTAAGCCCGGCGGATCCGTCAGGTTTTTCCTTGAGGTAAGTCAACGCAGCATTTTGCAGCACTTCAAATGAGTCACTAGCGTCAGGCCGCCATTGGGAGATCTTGCACTTCGTTTGCTCCTTCACGAAGCAGCTCATTTCTGCAATGGTGGGATACAGATATGGCCCGTCGGCGTAAGCCTTGACTTTACCGCGCTTTTGGATGTTTCGCACGGTGTCCCAGAACGCCTGCTGCAGTTCCTCCGATGTAGCGGGTGTGATGCGCGGTTCAGGTTTTCCCTTCGCGCTGCGTTTTTCCGGGAACAGTTTGTCTTCGATGTCATCCACCAGGAGCCGTGCCGCGACGTCGGCGTTGTCACGCGTCATGATTTTCCGGGCGGCTCCGTTCCTTTCAACGAACGTTCGCAGCATGAAGCTGGCGTTCTCCTTTCCCTGGTGGGCGACACGGCGGATGGCACTCAGGGCTGAGTAACTCATGGTGGACGGGGTGACTATGCCCTTTTTGAAGCGCCCCGGAAATACCCTCACCGAGACGGCTGGTTCGGGCATTTGGGTGCCTGCATGCGCCGCGGTCATGGTCCTGAGGGCGAGAGGGTCCTCCTCTTGCCACGTGTCAAGCATCTGGTCAACCTGGAAGATTTCTTTGTTTTGTTCCATGATCCGTCCGGTGCACAGACGCTGTGTCGCTAGCGCGCGGGGCGCCGTGGGTTTGACCGGGGCTCCGTTATACTGCACTGCCAGGTCGACGAGCTGCACCATTTGTTGCATGTTGCCGGGGAACTGCCCGGCCTCAACGCCATCGTCACAGATGAAGGTTGTGCGCAGAGCATCTGTGTGTCTTGATGTGCCCACGACGACGTAACCTGAATCTTCAATCAGGCGGTTGCAGTCAGAGGATCGGAGGACCAAGTGCACGAAGGCTGCTGTGCTACCCTGAAACTCGTGACACGTGTTGACGTCGTGTCTCATGTGCTGCAGCGAGTTCTTGTCACGTTGCCGGAAGGTCACAGTTTTGTAGCCGGGAGAAGGAGGAACTTCCGAGATGTCACGGACGTAAGCCACACTGCTCTCGCCTTGTTTCATACTCTTGGGTACCATGTTGTAGCCATAACGCTTGTTCAGCGCCAGCACATGGTCGTGTGGCAGGCGGTAGTTCTCTCTCAGTGTGTGCTCGGGAACCCGTCCGACCAGCTCCTTCCACCTCCAACGCGTCTCAATCTGCTGGTCGTCCAGCTCCCGGTCGACGTAACCGATCTGCATATAGTCCCCCACAAGGACAATCTTGGTGGCGCCGCGCAGTTGGCAAGCGGCGATGTTCAAGCCCATCGGTTGAAGGGTGTACTCGTCAATGTACACGGTGCCTCCGGGGGTGGCTTTGTCAGCGAGCACAACTGAGCTGTGCGGGGTGTTGACAGCCACGCGCACATCCCTGCGGTGACGCTGCAGCTTGCTCATCATCTCGACCTTGGCCGCAGCGGTAGCGACGATGATCGTGTCCCCGTCCTTCACCTGTTCCCGGATGTACGTCGACTTCGCGCAGCCCGGTCCCCCTTGCACCATTTCCACGACTGGTTCCCAGTTGGGGTCGAACGTGGCCTCTTGCATGATCTTGCACGCATCGATGACGGCCGTGAACATCTGTACCCTTGAGCTTTCATTCTCCGCCTGAGCCTTGTTGAGCTCTTTGCGGGCGTTGCTCAGCTCGGGTGGTAGTACGATTTCACGGTACTCGTCGAAGGCACGTCCAAGTAGGTCACCCACAGTACTTGGTTCTTCCGGGTTCTTTGTGTGGATCTCCCCGTCAACACGGAGCTGCACTCCGGTGACATGTGGTGCCGCCATTGTCTCTGCAACCTCCATGACCATCAGCTCTCCATTGGCTGGGCGCATTTGTGGCGACATGAAGATGCTATCACCCCGGTACATCAGCGTGCGGAAGTTGTCCTGAAGTCGGGAGCTCTTGGTAGCGACGATGTTCTTGATGCCGCGCATACGTGCGCAGAAGTCCCAGTTCTTACGGGCGCGCTTGTCAATGTAGCCGATCTCATTGGCTGAAGCGTGGGCCCGAACACGGGCCTCGTACGCCTCATAGCTGGGGCTGCTGAGCGCCATGAAGACGTCCTTGACGTGGCGCCACATCTCTCCCATTGCGAAGGCGCCCTCCTTGCGTGTCTTCTCTTGCTTTTCCCTGAAGGCCTGCTCGCAGTCTTTGGCCATTTTGATCAGGTCTTGATCTCCATGAGCGTGCAGGTTCACCTGAAAGTAGACTGAGACAAGCACGGCAGGGGTTGTGAAAGCCGAGTAGTCATCTTTGTCCCAGCCCAGAGCGCGTCGGTCGCCCAGATAGAGTGATGTCACGTTGGCGACGGCGAACTTCGTGAACTGCACGTAGTCTCGGTTCGCAGGTGAAAGGCTCATGAACTGCCGCAGTGTTTGTTCCCAGATGGCCTTCGGGAACCGATGGTACTTCACCTCACTGAAGGCGGGGAGCTCTCCAGCGATCTGCATCATCCACCTGAGGTCAGGGATCATGACCATCTCTTTGGTGGTGGTTGGCATGCCCACAAGAATGCCGCCCCGTGATGTGCGGTCGATGCGCATGAGCACGACGGCTCCGAAGCGCTGTCGTTCGATGAGCAGCGTGATGCCATTGCTGCAGGTCACACCGGGCGCGTGCATCCATGTGGCGTAGTTGTTCCAGCTGTGACCGTAGCCCAGCACGCCTGGCATGCCGAAGTAGATGCGGGCCTTGGGATCTTTGATTGGCTCCGTCATGGTCACCCATTCCTCATGTGACACGTTGTCACTGAACTTCTCTTCGGTTGTGAGGACTGCCTTCATTTTAGCCCACTCAATCTGCATCCTCGTTCTGCGTTGGAATTTGCAGCTCCAAACCACTTCCCCCTGTCTTCCGTTCAGGCTGCCAGACTCGAGTAGCTCAGGGCATGTGAAGGTGGCGAATGCGATGGACGCTCCACTGTTTTCGAAGGCACTGGCAAGTTCATCGGGTGTTATGTCGTATATCGAGTGGTTGAGGAAGAGGGCAGAGGCCTTAACCTTGCAATTGTGCCCTCCCACGGTGCAGATGTCATCGTTGGGTAGTTTACTCATGTACCTGCTCACTTCTTTGAGATGTCGCCGATGTGCAGGTGTGGGTTTATTGTGTTTGGCGACTGCCTCGGCATACAAGAATGACAGGCGGTTGTCACGCACCTCTTGCCGGGCATCTCCGCGGATGGTGCAGCAATGAATGTTGTCGGCGCGAATGATTTCTGCTGCGGAAGGACCGATGTTTTTGTAGTTGGTCTTGCCGATAGTTTGCATCGCGGAATGGACAGCCATGTCTGTGAAGGCTGTGACGACCGGGTGGGGAGACCGGCCTTTTCCTGGTTGCGTTGTGATCCCCAACTGCAGAGCGGTGTGCTGCACCTGCTGGAACTGCTCATCGTTCAACGCATTTCTCAATTTCACGACGTTTTCCTCGTTGGCTCGACGGTTCGCCTGGAACGCTGCCAGATAGGCCGCGTTCTGCACCTTGGCCACGGAGCCCATGGCCGTGGTGTTCGGATTTACTCTGGAGTCACCTTTGCGTCGGTCGCGCCGGTGTCCAGATACCTGAAGACGAATTCCTCGACGGTTCGCCTG